CTACGATTAACGCAAGTAGGCGAGCAACTTCCCAAGGGTGAAGCCCAGTAGCAGAAGCGGCAGTTCGTATGTCGAACACATCGCCAGCCCAATCTTGAATCGCAAGAGTGCCAGCCTCAAGGTCAACAAAAAGGGTGGTCTTGGGGTCGAGGGTTCGGGCTTGCGTAGTCTTGCCGACTCCGCTGGGACCGAACATGGCGATGTTGACCTTGGGCTTTGCCTTGAGTCTGTCATCTGCTTTAATGAAACCGAACTTGGTGTGTGATTTGGTGGTCATGTGTGTTTTTATTCTTGGGTGGGAAAAGAGAACTTGGGGTCAGAGTATTTGACTGTGCGAGCAGAGGTTATTGCGCCCCACCACTTGCTGTCAACAGGAATCTTGTTGTAATTTGTTTCGGGCATCGATGCTTCGATGGTCATAATCTTGACCGCGTTTTCGGGACCCATCTCCTTGGCGATGAGGTAGAGTTGGTCGCTGTCCCAAGTGACTGTCTTGCGAATCTCCATCTTAACCTTGACGTCGTCTACAAGCATGGTCACTTCGCCGCTCTCCTTGCCGAGAGTCTTGAGTTCATCAGCGAACGGACGCTGAAGTTTTTCGCGAAGCGTTGCTTGGATTTCTTTCTCCTCATTGACGAGGAAAGCCTTCTCGCGAGAGATGCTCGTAAGGCGGGCCTTGAGTTTTTCGATGCTGATTTCTTTTGTGTTTTTCATGGTTAAAGTTTCTTCCAAAATTTTGGTACGTCAAGCGTTATACCCTTGTATTTGCTGGCTCCAACGATGAGAGCCATGATTGCGTATGAAGGTATGCTGCGTCGCAGTATCCACTTGTCAATCGCTTTCATCGTCACGTGGCAATTTTCTGCCGCCAGTAAAGCATGGGCGTCCGCCTTGCCTCCGATGGAGTCAAGTAGACCTTTGACGTCGTACTCTGTTTTCATGCCACTAGTTTGGCATGCAGAGCACCCGCGTCAACCTTTTTTGGTTATTTTTTCTATCTGTTTTCTGACCAACTTAAGACAGGCATCCAGAACTTCTGGGGCAGCGTAGCCAGCGACCCCGACAAGTGCGTACCTAGTACTCTCTGTACTTATGTAGTCAGATGCCGCGTGGCCTACCACTACCGCGGTCAACATGGCTGCGATAATATGTCTTATAGCTATCCATATTGTAATTTCCTTATTTTCACTTAGAAGCAACCTACATGACATACCAGCGGCACCTATAATTGCGCTGATTAATGTATTATCTAGAAATGTTTCAAGTAGATTCTTTTCGCTGTTCATCTGCGGCCTCCTGTTTCCTCTTCTTAATCTGAATGAATGCGTACGCTATTCCGGCAACAAGAGTAGTTGCAAGTATGGCGTGGAACCAGACGCTATCCCAGACGAAGGCAACGCTTCCCATCAGCATTCCGGATGCTATGACATAGCCAAATCCCTTCTTGAAGGGTGTAAACGCAAATCCGAGGGCTCCGATTGACGCAAGTACGGCGCCGAAGAATGCAAAAAGCAGGGTTGTGTTCTCTTTTCTTTCCTCTTCTGACTTCGCCTTGAGCATTGATATCTCAGCCCTGGATTCCTCCATCTCCTTCTGGTGTTGCTTTTTAAGGGCCTCAACCTGCGCCTTTCCTGCCACGGCCTCTTTTTCTGCCACCGCCCTTGCGCTTTCTGCTTCCTTCACCCTTCCTCCGAGGTAGTCCTCCAGTCTCTTCATGGCTGCCGCGGAATCCTGCGCGCCAGGGCTCCCGACTGTCGCCGTAATTAGTCCAGCTTCTGCGGCTATTGCCGTTTTTGAGTTGGTATGCGTATTGAGCTCGTTTGCTTTCTTGATAGCCTCCGCTGATGCTGATACGCGCGAGTTGGCCCGCTCCTCCGTACCAATAAGCTTTTCCGAAGCTGGCTGCGGCCTCGCAATGTCCTCTTTCGACGAACTGCAAGATGACAGACAGAAACAGGTTAATATTATACATATCTTATTCATTTCACTTTTTTGTTAAAAGTTTTGCGAGTTCGATTATAGACTTTATGAATGCGGTGATTATTTTCATTTTTTTTGAGCCATTGGTAGGTTTTTTTAATTTCTTCCGAGGTAGCATTGGATTTTATCCTGTTAGCCATGTGTGATATCACGGCTATGTTTGATTTTATGTATCCTTTTTTGGGGTTTATTCTGTCTATTGTTGCTGAGTTTTTCTTTCCAAATCCAACATTCATTACCAATTTTATGCCCAACACGGGGCACCTATAGGGGACGTGAATGTCGGATATTTGCAAGTTCCACTCTCTTCCGGTTCTTCTGGCGCGCGCTCTGCATATGTGATAGAGCCACTTCGAATGACTCCATGACCTTCGCCAAGTGTTTGTTCGTTTATTCTTTTCTTCTCTTGAAAGCTTCATTTGCTTCTCTCATAGCCATTTCCTTGGCATGTTGCGAGTCATATTGTGCCCTTATTCTTAGACCTTCCATCATTTGCTCTCTTGTTATAAGGTTCTTTTCGTAGGCTTTAATGAGGTCTCCCTTTGAAACCGGTACTCGCTTTCCGCCGTTTCCAGCGTTAAAAATGTCGTCAGCAACCCATCTCATGAAGGATTCCCTCGTCTGCGGGTGGGCCATAGCTTGCGTTCCTACAAGGTTCAGTATGTCTCCAATACCGCCACTTGAAGTGAGCATCTGAAGACCGACCTGCCCGATTGGTCTTATAATCATGTCGTAGGTAATCTTTGCACCCGCTCTCTCCGCCGTGGGGGTGTTGGCTGAGTTCTTGTCTGAAAGTATTGTTCTTCCAGCGTCAATCACCCCAGCTATGCCACCAAAGAACGGACCGGCGGCAACCTGTGCGGCTTCTCGCTGGTATCTGAGTGCCTGTGCCACGTTAATTGGCAGGGACAGATTGCCTGTAAAGCCAGCTTGGTCAATGGCCGCAAAAACCTTTAGCAGTGTCGTTCTGTCGTCCATGAACGTCGTTGCTGGGTCGTTTCTCGCCCACTTTCTAAAGTTTCTGGTTTCGAAGTTTATGAACGTTGTCATGGCTCCCATCAACGCGATGGCAGGAAGCATTTTTCCGGTTGAAAATCCTGGGCTCACTGGGTAACCAACATCTGTAAGGTATGTACCGGCAGGGGCGCTCTTGTCCTGGTCGCCAGCATTTCTGACCCTGCTAAGCTCAGTGTACGGGCTTGTGAGCATTCTTGCGGCAGGAAGCATGACATTTCTTGCCAGCGCAGAATTGAAGTTGGTCAAGAAGAACATGGATGAGCCAGCAAATACGCCAATGTGTCTATCAACCAGGCCTCTGAGTCTTGACATGTTCGCCGGTACCGAACGCTGAATCGTAAGCATGTTCAATCTGTTAAGCGCATTCGAATACAATTGCGCATGCAGGTTTCCTTCTTTATACCCAGAATCAATAAGCGTTCTAAGCGTTTGCTCTATTTTGTACGCAGGTATGCTTGATATATCCTGCTGTGTAATGCTTCTTGTTATTAGCGCGTGATTTAGGAACGCTTTTAGCTCAGAATCCGGTATTCCAAGGTTTCTCAGAAGCAGTATTTCGAGTGGCTTCAACAATTTTGCAAATGACGCCTCATCCGGTGCTCCATTCTTTCCGTAATGACCAAATTCGCGTAGAAGTATTTCATCGGCAGTTGACTCAAGCATCAAGACATTGCCCTTTAGCACAGCAACTCTTGACATGTCTGTCACTGTTGCAAGCGCATTGCCCTGCCTGTGGTACCTGTTAATCATCTTGTCCGTGAACCGCTGGACTGTGCCGCGCGGGTCTGCTGAACTCTGAGGAATGTCATCAACGTAAGTTGACATGATGACTCCACTTCTTTCGGCAAGCCTGTACATGAACTTGTCTATTTCAAGTTCCATTACCTTCGGGTCAACGTATATAGAGTGAATCGTGGCAAGCTCAGCCGCCACCTTTACTACGGCATTTGCCGACTTTAGTGCAGCGATTCTCAGTGTGTTACCGGTAGCAACAAGGCCAGGGGTTGTGCTTCCGGCAAGCCTTGCAAAGACGTTGCTTGAGCTTATAAAGTGCGGAGTATGCAACCCGGCTGGCATGGACTCCGTCAACTGTAACACCGAGGTGACAGGCATGAACGTCGTTGCAGATGCGAGTGTAACTATTGATTTAAACAGATTTGATGAATCGTGCGCTGGCTGTGAGTTGGTAATCTTAGCCATCAGATACGTGAGCTCCGGCCAGAATCTTCTGTTTTCCGGACTTGATGTTATTGATTTCTGCATTCTCTCGAAGAATCCTTCGGGGAGGTGCTTTTTAAGCATTAGATTTCTAACCACTGATTCATTGTAGGCCGGAAGGAATACTCTTGGGTCTCTTATGTAAAAACGATCAAGTATTTTATCCGCAGCAGCCGTGTCCATCTGTCTCTGTCTCATGCTGTCCGGGGTCTTCATGTTTCCATGTTGTCCGCCAAAGAGGTCCGCGTATCCTTGATTACTGCTCTGGACGCCAGAAGCCCTGTGCTCAATTCGTGTTTTCCACTTCTTTGCTATGGCTATAGCTGCCGCGGGGGTTAGCGGCCCAGCGAGCACCTTGCGCTCATGGCTTTGGGATAGTTCGTCTATTGCTCTGCTTACCATTTCGTGCTCATCCTTAAATGACCTAATCGTAAGGGCTTTTCTGACGCTTCCATACAGGGATATCGCTTTTTCCTCAAGCTTACCCCTGTATATTTGAAGATTTACGGACATGTGTTGAGCCAGTGTTGTCTTTTCCGTTCTTGGCGTGGCTGCGCCAGTAATGGGGTCAATGTCTTCTACTTCCTTGCCGTCAACCAGATTGACCGCAGAAACGTCGTAGCCCATGAAGGATTCCTTTGGCGTCTTTCCGGATATAATCTGAGATACCCTTGCGGCCATCCATGAGGGGTAGGTAAGGGTGTCCTTCTTTGTAACTGGGTCGAGGAACTGTGTAAGCAAGTCTGCTACCTCGGCTTTTGACAGGTGTGGCATCGTGCTTGAATTCACTATTAGTGACGAAACCGAGAAGTCGGTCAGAGGAACCTTGAAGCTTGCCGGGAGCCTAACTCTCTGGAATTTGTTATCCTCAAGCATTGCCTTTGCGGCTGTAAGCGTAAAGTCGTCACCGGATGCATTGCCGTAGGATGAGACTATGTTTCCGTCTACCATGCGAGGCACCCATGAGCTGCCCCAGTCTGCGATAGGATGTCCCATGCCCTTTGCCCAATCGAGGAACGGCCCAGACCATCCATCCAGCAGGGCGTCCGCGGTCGCTATTGACTCTGGCTCAAACCTTTGAGCCCTGGTTAGGTATTCCGGAGAGTCCTTCGGTATTGCCATGCTCCTGCCAACGTCCATCATCAATTTGTCAATGCCGCCAGCTTCTATGAATTCTGAAAGGAAAGCGTCTGCTTCTCTTCCGAGCGCAACCTTGTCGTATTTGCCGCCCTTGTTAAAGGAAGCGGCGTCAATCCGTGCGTCGCTCTCTTCTGACAGCATTAAGTCGTTAATCTTTCTCCACTCCGAAGGGCTAAGTCCAAACCTCTGAAGCTCTCTCTTTAGAGAGGCAGTTAAGGTCTTGTTGCCCTTGTCGTCCGCCTCGATTGCGTCTATTTCAAACTGAATTCTTTCAAGTGTGTTATATATGGGATTGTGGACCTTTAGAATGTACTTTGTAAGTGCATCTTCAAATCCTGGCATGTTCTCGGCTCCCTGGACAAGTCTTCTGATTTTATCGTTTTTCGCTTCTTTTACTTTCTTGTCAAGTCCGTTGTCTCTGAGTATAGCGGAAGAACTATTGGTCCAGTATGACGTATGTGCATAGACGTCTTCTGTGTATGTTATTCTTACATTCAGCCCGCTATTGGGAGCTGGATAAAGTCTGGCAGAAAGCTCAGCAACAAACGGGTCTCTGGTTATCTGAGCTATCTGTTCGACTTGGCCTATGAGGGTGCCCCAGACGTGCTGAAGCTTGTAGCCAACTCCAAATCCTGTGACATTGTCTGGCCTTCCGGTTTGGAATTTTCTCTTTCTTACGGACTTGAGCCACTCGCTCATGCTGCTTCCGTCTGATATGACTGGTGAGTCCAGGGCTGATTCAGCTATAGACGCAGCCATAGCGTGAAGGCCTTCAATTGCAGACTCAAGCTTGCGTCTGGCAGGTCCGATAATCGGGGTGGGGTCGAGAGCTAAAACGTCGTCGTCTATCTCTGACTGCGGGGGCGCGTTAGCTGCCGCGTTGGCTGCCATCACGTTCTGACCCTTTAGGTATTCCGCGTGCCACTGGGCGCCGCTCAAGCTGAGTCCAGCTGTAGCCGTAGCCGGAGTCATTCTTCCAGAAACCAAGGCGGCAACTATAGACTTTACAACGTTTCCATAACCTCCAGCGGACGCGTTGACAAAGATTGAAGCAGTTATTGATGCCGTGAGCCCAGTGAGGTCGCTATGCTCATTTCTGTCATAAAAGTCATTGAACAGGATTTCTGTATTGTTGGCAATCCATTCGTCGGCGTTCACATATTTATAATTATGTGCTATCATTGAGTCTTCTGCCAGTCCGGTAACAACCTCAGACACGCTGTTTGCCATTGTCACAAAGTCGAATGTAGCGACTCTTGGTGATTCAAACACTTCTGCAGCCAATGAACCAGTCGGATTTATTGAGCCAAATGAATGTACAAACATTTCATATACATCCTTTCCTGGTATGAATATTTGAACCATATTTGGAGCATTGCCTATTTTTTCTGCAAAATTTCCATCTACGTGCTTGTTGGACTTTTCTCTTTCAGTTTCTATTGTACTGGTGTGCTTTTTTGAATTTTTAGCCAAGTCAGCCCTTGTGGTTAGGGTCAGCGAGCCGTCCTCTCCAACCGAGTAATGACCCCAACCTCCGCGAGCCAACGAACTAATATGGTGAAGTGTTATTTCTAAATTATCAAAATTAACTCCAGTTGTTAGGTCTTTTGCCTTAACAATCTTTGTTAATGATTCCATTTTTGCCCTAGTTGTGTTTCTGTACTGAAGCATTGATGCAGAAAACATTGACAGCAACGCCTTTGTGGCCTTTTGCTGAGGCGTGATTCCGCTCTCAACTACATCCATTTGCCCCGGCTGACCATACCACCCCTTTGCCGCGACGTCTTCGACGGCAAACTTGGGCATCTCGCTTGCCTTGACCCATCCGGCTTTGACGGCGTTATTAAAAGCTATCCTAAGCGCCTTTGACGCAAGTGCTGGGCCAACCCTATCCTTTACGCCTTCTTTTGTTGATTCAAGAAGTCCGCCAGGAGTTCTCTGTGCTATTACCGAGGTGTATACTTTTGACGTAGAGTATGGCACGGGGGCTTTCTTTACCTGCACTCCTTTAAAGTCGTAGTTCTCAAGTCCTTGAGGGTCTCTCCAGTCAACGGACGGGAAGACTATTGATGTGAGAGGGTGCTCGATTCCAAGTTCGCGAACCCAGTCAAGCCTGGCTGCTTGCAGCTCCGCAACCACCAACTTCTTTTCTTCCTCCGGAAGCATTTCAAATATTGCATGTCCTATTTCGTGGTATATCGGACCCGTTCTTGTTTCTAGTCTTGGTTTAAGCAATTGAAGTATTGCCTTCCCGGAGAAGCTCATTTGACCGGCGTACTTCGTGTTAACGTCTGCTTTCTTTAGTATTATTTCGTATTTATGTACGAGATGAGCAACGTCTGAGGCCATTCTCATTACAGACTTTAACTTTTGGTCACTTAGTCGTCCTTGTCTGTTTTCTTCAACAAATGGCACAACTATGTCAACGACAGTTTGTTCTATGGCTGCAAGCTCCTCTTCGGACACCTTTCCGCCGGATGCCAAGTGATTTACTCCGTAAAGTCTGTCTATTATCTGCCTATTGCGAGACGGCTTTCCTTTTCTGTTTAGGCCGCTGACTGATGTCGGAACGCCTTCGCGAACCGGCATGGCCTTTCCTAATGGCAGGTCCAATGCCAGCTCGTTTCTTTGACCTCCGCTGCCGCCATCTTCGTCAGCAGGGTCCATATCTCCGGCTCCTTCTTCCTTTTTGTATTCCTCATAAGAATACTTCTTTAAGTTTGATATAACCGACTTGTAGTCAACGCTTCCATCTTCAAGTCCTTTAAGTATTCCACGCGCCCATTTCTGGTAAGCTTCGGCTGACTCAAGGTTATCTTCCCATCTTGTTATGTCCCTCTGTGTCGAATTGTTCTTTTTGGCCTGCGCAAGCTTGTCTTTGTTTGTTTTTACGACGTCATCAACGGCGGCAAGGTTTTTCTTCATCGTCTGCTTCGCCTTGTTTTTAAAGTACTTTACCTCTTCTGACACTGATTCGGCAGACTTGTCTCCTGCTGTCACGCCTCCAAGCTCCTTTACGGGCTTGAGTCCCTCTGTGTCTTTTATGCCAGCTCCGTTTTCTGCAGCATCCATGATTACCGCGGCAGCCAATTCGTCGCCAGTTTCGTTGATGGCATTGGTAGCCATTGTCTTCATTCTGACAAGGTCAGCAAGCTTTTCGTCACCTTCTGATATATGGGAAGTCAAAACAATGATTCTTGAAGGTGTAGTGGACAGGACTCTGTCCGTTCTTCCCATCGCCTGGATGAATACGTCGCCACCCCAGGGAGATGAGACTATTATCATAGTGCGCGGCAAGCTTCCGGATTCAACCTTTTGGCCGTCGATTTCCTCGGCGGCAACCTGTTTCATTGTAGCTATTTCTGCGTCTGTGTACTGCTTCTTGGGGTTGGTCTTACCTCCAACGCCATGCCTGTCGTCAATGGAAAGGCCTGTTCCACCAGACATGGTTGTCATGATGATGACGGGCAGGTCCGGATTGTTCTTTTGGAATTCTCTGACTGTGTGCTCTCTTTCGGCTATACCGAAGTCGCCAGTAATTGAGCCGAACTTTATGCCAAGGCTATCAAGGTACTTTTTCCACTGAACCCATTCGGACTCGTACGGAAGCGGTGCGTTTTCTGTTGTCTTAAGGCCTCTGAATCTTCTTATGTTTGCGGTATCGGCTAGGTTGAATGGATTTGATGTATCCATTGTTATGATAACCTTTCTGCCTTCTTTTAGCTCATCAAGCATTATCTTGGCCGCACCCTTAGGTTGGTCGGATGGGTTCCAGGGGGTGCCAGGTATACCGCACTTGATAAGTGACGTGAGTCTTTTTGATTCAAACAGAAGCATGCCTCGCATGTTTCTCGGATTCATCCCAGTTTCGCCCTCTGCGCCAAGAGCCATCTCATTAAACCACCATGTCTGCAGTTTCAGCAGCGCTTTCTGGCCTTCCGGATGGAAGGAGTCAGTTGGGTCTAGCCAAATGTTATCAACACCAAAGTACTTTGTGCTTCTTCTTAGTATGGCTCCAGCCTTACCGGCTTCGTCTCTGAGCATTCTTAGCCTTATGAACAGATTGTTGTAAGCCTTTTCTCGTTCAATTGGGTCGGCTGGCATTGTTCCATACTCAAGCTTTGCCTTGTCCATTATCGGGGCTCCGTCTTCCGGTGCTCTCTTCTTTAGCAGCAAGTCAGCGCTTCTTGTCGTTATGGCAAGTTTCATGCCAAGCTGGGCTGCAATTTCTTCCATTGGCTTATCCAGTAACATGCCTAGAATCGGACCTAGCTGCGTTGGCTTGTCTATGGGCGTTCCGCTCGCGAGCATTACATGCTGAGCGTTTGACATTATCTCAAAGCCAGCGTCTGACCTTGCGCTTGTGTCGTTCTTCATGTTGTGACTTTCGTCAAACATTATAACTCCCCACTTGCCGTTACCCTTCTTGGGAGGACCAACCTTAACCATTTTGAAAGCCTGTTCTCTTATCGGAACCGGCATGCCCTTAGCGTCAACCTCGGTGGGATGGTATGCTATCTGTTCTTTTCCATCTGGGCCAGGGATAGGGTTTCCAGCTTCATTTCTGAGTATGGCGTCCTGCATCTTGGCTGTCTTTCCGTCAGATTCAAACAGCAATATCTTTTCACTTGTTGGCTTTATTGATGAATAAGTGGCTATGTCTATCCATGAGTTGCCCTTTAGTATTCGACCCCCGTCTGGAGCGACGTCGTATTCGTCTGGCTCAAAGCCTGTTTCTGTAAATTGTCCATTTAGCTCAATCCCGGCCATTGTGGCGTCTCCCTTGAACGCATTTTGTATAATTTGCGCATTCTGGGTAACTATAAGCACTGGCTGAATCTTTGTACCAAACCATTTGCTTGTCGGGTCCTGTGAGAGCTTTATCAGCTGGCGGCGATACAGCACGGCTGCCATAAGCATCTGAAGCGTCTTGCCAGTTCCGGGGGCGTCGTTTATAAGTATGGCTCTGGGCTGACCGGCTTTTAGGTCTCTTGGTCCGGAGTCAACACCTGGAGGGAACCATCTTGTCATTGCCATATTAGGGCCAACAACTTGGTGTGGCTTGGGCATGAAGGTCACCTTTCCGTCCTTGTCTCGGACTGTAAAGTCTTCAGCAGTCATCCATTGTGCAACCGGGGCTCTCCACTTGTCCGGATTGTTTATCATGAGCGGAAGCTTCTCTCCGTTAGGACCTGGCTTGGGAAGCCATCTCAGAACCCCGCCAACCTTAGACTGCACCTTGTCTGGCAATTCCAACCCCGTCTCCGGGTCATGTTTGCCAACTTCGTAAATTATTCTCTGATATCCGTTTTGTATCCACTTGAGCATCAGTCTTGCCTCCGTCGGGTAGATGCCCTGTCTTTTCATTATTGGATACAGCTCGTCGTCAGTCGGGGATGTAACGAGTGCGTAAGTCCCAGGTTCTAGGCCCATCTGGGCAGCAAGTCCTTGTATGAAAGACTCGGCATCGCCAGCAGCCCAAAGTCCATTTGTCTGTAGCTGCGAAGAGAGCATCGCGGCTGAAGCGTTGTCCGGGCTTCCAATGAAGCCTATAATTGCTGCGTTTATGGCCTCTCCGCTTTTGAGTCCATTAAAGACTTCCATCTTGTCCCTAAGGCCAGGAGGAGTCAGCTCATTTTCCTCAAAGACTGTCATGTCTTCATGGATTGTTCCGCTGAGTGGTATTCTTGCGTTAAGCGGATTCGGGTTCGTGATGTCACCGCTGAAATTGACCTGTCCTTCCGTCATCTGCCTTGACGCAAGTGAATCCTGTGCAGCCTTCATCATGGCGTGGAATATGGCAGGAACCTGGAAGAGTGGCTTGCCGTCCGGAGCAATTGACACAGTTGACATGCCAACGAGTTCGCCTCTTCCGACTTCCGTCATGCTACCTATCTGCTTTCCGTCCGCATTTACAAGCTTTCTGAACAGCCTAGCGGTTCTTCTGTAGGAATTACCAACTGCGCCAGAGCCCTTGGGGTTAACCTCGTAGACCAGGAAGTTGCCATTGGCGGCTGGCACTGGGGCGGATATCCAATTGGAATCTTCGCCTGTTATATGCGAGTTAAAGTAAAACTTAGGATAGCCAAGGTTCCTCAGTACACCGGCTTCAGATGAAAGGTAATCTTTAATTAACTGCAGGTCTTTTTCGTTCCAATTTTCTGGAGTCGTTGCAACCTTGACGCCCTTTTCGCCTCTTATTTCGCCGCCGAACGAGTCGGGGTTCTTTGGTCCGCCTATGTTAAATCTAACGCCAGATGCGCCGTATCTCTTGGCTCCTTCGACCTTACCTTCGGCGTCAGTTTGGGCCTTAGTCTTGGCTGTCTCTGGGGCTTCCGTGACGGCAGGGGTTCTGTTCCTCTGAGCAGCTTCTTCGCGGTCTTTTTCGACCGACCAATGCTCCTCTGATGTCATTTCTCTTACCGACTGATTCTCGGGCGCGAGCGTGCTGCCAGCAATGGCCTTTCTTAAAGCATCTATGTTCTCCTGTATTTCAGCAGGAGTCCTTCCGTCTATTGGGTTAGTAAGATTTGCAGTCTCTGTAAGAATTAAATCCTCAAGCTGCTTTTTGTCTGCAGCGGTAAGGGTAGGGCTGAACTTAGGGCCACGAAGCTGCGAGTCGGACGGGGCTTTCGGCTTGGGTCTTCCAGCCACACCTCTCCATGCTTCAGCGCCTCCAGACTTGATGCGTTGCATTAAGTCAAGTATTGCCTTTTCACTTCTTGGTATTGTAAACGTTCCGTCGCCAGGAATTCTTATTACGTACTTTCTTGGGTCTTTTAATCTTTGTGAGTCGGTGTACTTATCTCCAATGAAGCTTATTATTGATGATATTTCAGCGTCGCTTAAGTAGTAACTAGTATCTGCTGAGTCACTATTTACGTTAGTTAATCCTAGCTTTGCGCCAGCTTTACTTGGAGTAAACACAAGTCCAGATGAAAACTTTCTAGAATCCTTTCTTATTACGCCAACTTCAACTCCGTTAACAGTTATTGCGGTTGTCTTTCCAGCTACATCTGTAGCTGGCTTCATGTCTGGAACCTTGACCTCAAGCTGACCGGTGGGGTTTGTCCTTTCGCTTTCGACTAATTGCTGAAGGGTATTAAGCACTCTCTTCTGAACATCAGCAGCGCCCTTTGCGTCTCCGATGTCAACAAGTCTCTCTATTTCATTAGCGACCTTTCCAGCAGCCGCGGCAGGCGTAGCTGGCGCAGTCGGAGGAACTTCCTGCAGGTTTGCCGCAGCAGTCGAGGCGCTAGGTGCCACTACGTTTTCTCCGCCTGGAGGAGTTGTAAGCCCAGACTGAGCAACTACAGCTGGGGGTGCCTTCTGGCCGCCAGACTCAAGGAAGGCTTTTCTGGCTGCAATGTATTGCTTTCTGTCGGCAGGGGTAAGTGCGACTTCTGTGCTCTTGCTTGCTTCGGACAGCGGGCGAGTTCCGGCAAGCAGCTCTTCGCGGGTAGCTGGCAAGACGGGTGCAACTGGCGCTACCTCTGTCGTGACAGGAGCAGCTGCCTTTGGGGTAGGGCGATGGTAGATTATGTATCCGCCGCCTTCTGCCTTTACAATGATGGCAGTGTTGTCATTATTAGTCCATCTATTGTCTCCTTCCTGCTTCCAGGTATAGTTTTTTCGCTTACCATCGTCTCCCATGCCAATGAGCTTCTTGGCATCATTAAGCTCCACTGCACGCATGAATTTAACAAAGTTGCCCACTTCTCCAGGAAGAAGGCCTTCGTTTTCAGCTGGGAGTGGATTGTTTTTCTTCGCTTGCTGTCTTGCAAATTCTTCTCTTTCTAATTTTTCCTTTTCAGCATCAGCGTTTGCTGCAGCCACTTCTGCTTCAAGTTCATCTGATTTTTGTTTGTCATCAAGTGCTTTTATGTGTTTTGCCAGTTTCTTAACTCCAGCAAGATAAAGAGCATATCCACCACGAAGATATCCAGGACTTCCATCTTCCATGTGTGCTGCCATTTTTCTCGCAGTGCTGTCAAGCAACCCTTGCGCGTCAGCCATGCTAAGCTCGCTTATTGTTATTGCCTTTCCGTCTTTATCAAGCGTACCCCCGAGAAGAGGGCTTTTCATTTCATTATCAAATATTCTTACATTTTCATCCCCAATGGGTGATGGGAGATTTTGGCCTTTTTTCCCGGCGGCTGCCGCTTCTTCGGCAGAAAGTATAGTAACTGGCTCTACCGGTTTTGGGGGGACGGCAGAAGGTTCGGCAGGGGCCGGCAATGGGCCCTTGCTTCTAACTGCCTTAGGGTCTCCGTTGACATTGTATCTGCTTCCATAAAGCTCATCCCACGCAATTCTTCCAGCCGGAGTCGTAAGCATTGCTCTTGGGATGACTCTCTTTTTTCCTAAAAACAAAGAACTATCATCGTTTGATGAATCAGAGGCAACGCCTGGGTCTGTCTTCTCCCATTCACGTTCTTCTTTAAAAAGTTGCTCTCTTGCTTGGTTCCTTAGTTTAAGCTGCTGTCTCGCTTCTTCACTGTATTTTACTCCAGTTTCCGGGTTGTGCGTGTCGCTATATTTAGAATCCCATTCTCTTGCGCTCAGTCCGTTGTCCGTGCTCCATAGCGGTCTGGGGTTTACCTTTTCTCCCTGTGCGGCCGGTGTGGATGAAGACGCATTATTGGCTGCTTCCGCTTGCTTTGCTGCAGCCAGCCCTTTAGACGCGGCCTCGGCTTCCATTTGTGCTTTTTCCAGTATAATTAACGCGCCCGCTTCTGCTTGTGAAGCGGCTCTTCGTGCCTCGGTTGTGGCAGGCGTCCTGTCTTGCGCTTCGCGAAGGGCTGCTTCTGCGTAATCTTGCGACGCCTTAGTGGCCGCTTGACCTGCTGCTCGTTCGGCTTCTTGCGCGTCGTCATACCTGCGCTGGACTCCCGCCATAGCTGCGCTTACTGGGGGTGCCACGGGTGCGGCTTTCGGGACTACAGGTGCAACAGGGGGGACTGTCGGAGCGGGCGGCACTGGCGCAGACGGGGCCGGAGGTGCTTCTGCGGCAGGAACTGGCGGAACTTCAGATTGAGTCCTTGCCTTTGCCCCTGCGGCGCGCCATACTGCCTCTTGTCTTGCGGCCTCGTTGGCCGCCATTCTTGCGTCAAAGTTAGCACGAACCATGTCATGATGACCAACTCTGAACTGGTCCGGAAGGTCCTTGTACGGACCCTTGGCCTTAAGTGCGCTTCCGCCCAAGTTTGTAAATAGTGTATATTGAACATCGCCATTTGGCAGTACTTCAATCTTAAGACCGGCCCCAGTGGCCGGGTCAAATGAAGTCATGTCACCGCGGCCCGTCTTTGAGGGTCTAAATGTTGAATTCTGTGTCTGCGTAGATAGGCCAGTTTGGCCTGGTTCGGATGGCGTAGTGGGCACCATTTCTCCAGCAACCGGAACTCCGTCCCGGAGAACTACTCCGCCTCTACCTCTTGTGTTCTGCTGAACGTAGGGGGCATCGCCAACCCTTCTCGCAGGTGAGCCAGGGTCAAAGCTTTCAGTTAAGTCTTCATTTACAACTATACCAGGCTCGCGCGCTGGGATTATTCTGCCCCTAATATCAAGGGGGCTTGGTCCGCTTCTAAAGAGGCCGCCGCCAAATTGCGAAGACGCAATCATGGACGGAAGTACATTGCCAGCATTGGCCGTACTTCTTCCAGCTTGTATAAGGCCTTCTCCGATTACTGTCGGCTTCATTGCAACACCGAACAAGAAAGCTTCGCCCATGTGCAACGCCCCTTCTGCTACGATTTTAGAAGCGGGTCTTTCGTCCGTCCCCATTGCCTTGCCTATCGCGGCCCTTCCGGCTTCCTCTATACCGACACCACCGGCAAACATGGCGCCACCAAGGGCCTGTTTTTTAAATAGTTCCATCGAGCTCGGGAGTCCGGGCCTAAATGTAGCTAGGCCGATGCCGGTAGCGGTCGCTGCAAGCGGACCCGCTTGCGTCAATTGTTCATACGGAGTGGGGCCATTAAAGCCCATAGCTCCAAGGCCTTGCTGCGTAGCATACGCAGTGCCGCCAGCACCAGCAAGAAACCCGCCAATATGCATGGCGGACGTGCCTAGTGCTCCGGCCCCACCAATAGCGGCTGCGCCCTCACCGGCTGCAGCCACAAGACCGCCGCCATAAAGCGAAGTAGCGGCAATTGTTGCATAATACGGAGCACTCCGTGAAAACGCGTTCATGGCCGTGGGATTCAGCAAGGCATCGGTGGCGTCCTTGTAATAAGGAACGTAAGATGTTCTTTCTGGGTTTAAGTAAACCTTGCCGCCTATTTCGCGCGTTCTGCCTTTAGCGTCAGAAAAACCTTGCTTTGCCCTGTCTGCAACCCTTTCAATGTTTAAATTTTGCCATCCGTCTGGATTCTGCGAAGAGATTCCCCTGTCCAGCGGTCCCGGAACAAACGAAGTCTCTCCAGTTTCTCTGATTTTTTTCAGTAAATCATCTAGTATGTCTTCGCTCATTATTTAACAGCTTGCTGTATTACCCCCTGGTAGGAATGTGCAGGACTTGCCATAGGGTCCAGTAAGCCAACTTTCCCAGATGCCGCAATCTCTTTGTTTGACGAAATGGTCAAATTAACAAGCGTTCTTGCCAGCGAGTCACCAGGCTTCATGCCAAGCCTTCCTTCTCTGATAAATAAATCCTTGATTTCCTTGTGAGCCTTGTCAAATGCTGCAAACATTCTATCGCCATCAACATACCTTCCTCCAGCTACGGCTTCACCAGCCGTTGAGTAAACCCTGCTAAGCGTAGGATTGCTTTCTGGATTTCCATCTATAGGGTATTGTACAGAATAACTTCCGTCCGGCTTAATCGTAACGTTTGTAAATGTTTTCAGCAAATGTAAAACTTCAGATTGCTTCAATACGTATTTTGCATTTTCTTTATTTGGCAGTTCTGATAATGAATTAACGATAAGCCCAGGTGCGCCAATAAAATCCTGCACAAGAAGTGCCGCACTGGGCGATATCTTAGCGTAAGGATTGTTCATTAGTTCGTCAATCTTTCGATTGACCCCCATTACTCTTTGCTGTAGGTCATTGGCGAGTCCGTTTGCTGCCATTGCTGGCCCGCTTTGAGATGCTACGGAATTCATTAATGAATACTTTTCTCTCTGAAGCTCTTCTACTCTTTTTCCAAAAGCCGACTTTCTGTCAACGCCAGAGTTAGCCATAACCTGCTCGACGGCGTCTGGCTTGTACAGGTACTCATGTGACTTGGCCTCAGTTGAGCCAGCCAAAAACTCTTTTGGCATGCCAGTTGAAAACAGTCCTTCTGTTGTTGACCTTTGCTTTTCTTTTATGTCTTTTAAGAACAGTGCGTCCGAATTGTCAGCAAGCCTGTAATCCAGCGCAGTTTCGTAGGTATTCCCCGTAAACTCGGCAGTAGGCATTGTCGCGGTAAGCGGGTCCGGAGGGGAGTATAAGTTATACGGGTGCGGGTGGCCTCTGTTTGTACCGGTCAAGAAGTTGGGCTCATTAAGCAGATTCTGCTCCTTAGTTGCCGCTTCGGCTACAGGTGAGGCCGCCACTGCCGCCGGAGCAACTGAGGGCTCCGTTGGTGCAGGCGCTTTGCCCTTCTTGCCCTTGCCCTTGCCTTTGCCCTTCTTGCCACCGGAAACCGCAGCTGCGGGACCAGCTTCCTCTGCCGCAAGTCTAGCCATTTCTTCCGGAGAAGCTGGAGGCACCTGCTCTTGCGGAACCGGGAAGCTTTGGGGGACGGTTTTGTCAAATGGTCTTGCTAGTGCTGCAGCCGTTTCGGCAGCCTTGGCGTCGTATATTGCTTGTTGTTCTGGCGTTAAATTAGACCTCCCGCGGACGCCGGTTGCGGTATATTCAACCGGGCGCTCTGCTTGATTGTAGGCAACTGCCTCGTCGTAAGAAAGAACAGTTGAGTCTTCTGGGGCTGCAGGAGGGAGGAACTTGTCAAGCGGACTTGCTGGCTGTCTTCCCGCCTCAATGACCTGCCCCGGTCGAGTGTTTGTTGCGTTTACTAATCTATCTGCCGACGGAATGATGGACTCTCCAAGGTTTGGAATAGTATCTGGCGTTCTTCCGCTGTCGTGATAGAAAGCATTACCGGCCACGCTAGGGTCTAACAAATCTGCGGGTTCTGCGGCGACCGGCTCTACCGGGCCTTCTTGCGCTGGCGTTGTTACGGCTTTATGGTAATCAACTGTTGAAATTCCCTGCTCTGTTGCAAGCGCGCGAAGTTCATCTCTTGACAGGTTTAGCGAGGCAGCAATCTGGTCATCCGTTGCGTCTATTATGTTCTGAGAAGGATTTGAAAAACGAGAGCTGGCGTAAGCCGGGTCGGTGGGAGCAGGTGCAGCGGCAGCGGTGACTACTGCTGCTGGAGCCGCGGCAGTCGTAGCCCCGGGAGCCACGACGCCAGAAGCGGCAGCAGCTGGGCCAGACGCGGCAGGGGCAGCAATGTGAGCCTTTGCGGCAGCCCTTCCGGCAGCCCTGGCAGCCGCCGCGTCGTTTGAAGTTCTATAATTGGCGTAGAACGCGTCGGCGTATGCTTGCTTTATTGGACCAGTTCTAGCCGTGTAAGCTTCAAGTGTTTCCTTTTCGGAAGATTTCGGAACTATCTCGTTTACGTCTATGTTTGCAAATCCATCATATCCACCAAGGTCTTTTCCTTCGACCTTGTTAACAATATCAACTGTTATCTTTCCGGCTCCAGCGGCGGCTCCAGCTTTATTAAGTCTTGCAAGGGCTGCTTCATTTCTTGCCTGTATACTTGCTGCGGCCCTTGAGTTTGTAGCAGTTATTCCTCTTACGCTATTAGCTGTGGACGTTGTTGCAGCAAGCTGTGCCCTGTCCCATGCCGCAGCCTGTTGTGCTGTAACTCTTCCCATAGCTTCCTTTTCCGCCGTAGCCTTAACTTTATCTCTGTCTTCCACCGAGAATATAGATGATGCTGTAGCTCCGAAGTCTTTACCAATCCTAGACGCTGCTATTTGTGCATTAGGGCTTGGCATTGATGTTCCAGGCTTTGAAGCTGCCGCCAGGTGTCCGGCAAGTCCGCTTCTGTAAGCGTTGATAACCTGTTCCGGATTCCTGCCTTGAGCCGTAAGGTTTGCCACAACGCTAGACATAACCCTTGGGTCATCGTTAAATGCAATTCTGTCCGGCTCTCCGTCGAGACCCTTGACCGGTACTAGGAAAGACTTAGACAGTTCCGGAAACAAGGCTTTAGCTGTGTTTTCACTCTCAATACTTGTTGCCTTTGCGTTGTGAAACCTTGTCTGAGCCTCCGTAAGTGGCTTCTTTATGTTAAAATTTCTATTCTTGTCTTCTTGATTAAACGCAGCGATTTGCTGTGCAAGCAGGTGCCTTTGACCCGATGCATAGGTTTCCGGAAGTCCAGATACTCCGCTTGCAAGTGCGCTAATTGCTTGACCAAACGCCGGGTCCATTCCAGAAGTTGCCATTATCGTACTTTGATTCCTTGTGTTAGATTTGCATTTATTCCCTTGATGCCGCCGACATATTGACCTGTTGCATTAACATATCCACCTTGCATTGCCTTTGGCATGTTGAAATGGGGAGGGCCAATTCCACTTTGCGGGAACGTGGTATAAGCGTGATTTATGGTTGCCGGAGGTGCGGGAGGACCTATTACATTTAGGCTGCTTGGGCTAGTTGCGGCTGGGGTTGCGGCGTACTGGGGCACATCTGGTGTGGAAAATGTTGGAGCGGCAGCGCCCGCGTTAGCTGCAACCTCTGGGTTAAACAACTCGCCCCACGAAGCAGGACCGAGAGGCTTGCCTATGCCAGCTTGGTAACCGCTATAGATTGACGCAAGTGACAGAACTTGGCTTAGCGTCTTGTACCCATCGCCAGCCTTAGACGCAGCTTGCAGCTCATGCGGCAATACACCAAGTGAACCTTGTGACATATTTGCCAGAACAGCTGAATCTTGAGCGTACTTTGAATTGTTAAGCTGCTGTGCAGTCATTACATTACTGAACGCATTGAGGGCTGCACTTCTCGTGCTGTCTTCTTTGCTTTTTGCCTGTGCTCTTCCGGACTCTCTTGAGTATGAATCTGTGACATTTTGTGACGCCGCCGCAGACGGGGCCACGCCAGAAGGAGCGTCAGTAGCCCCAGCAGTGCTTGCGGCTGCTGCAGCATCGGCTTCTGTGTTTGCTTTTGCAGCATCAAGGGCCATCTCTTCCTGTGTTTTACCGGAAGAGCGTGAAGCGGTTGACTGGTCTAGTACGCCTTTTTGCTGGTCTCTGAACCTACGCTGTCTTGCTGATTCTTCGGCTACAGTGCCTTCCATTGCCTTTTGTGCCTTTCTGTTGCCGGCGTAGGAAGCACCTGCGCTGGCTATCATTAATGACGTTGTTACTGGGTCACACATTATGTTACAACTTTTCCGCTTGAGGTTTTGTTATTGTTCCAGCCCATGTTCATCCCAAGATTGGGGTTGAACTGCTGAAGTTTCATGTTGTTGACGACTATAGGACTTGCGGCCTGGAATAAAGCACCGACAGGAGTGTAGGCCGGTCCGGACGCCATCGAGTTAGCGCGCGACAAAGATGAGTTTGCTGCAGCCAGCGGGTCAGTGGTAGACACGGCTTGACCTATTAGGTCTCCTCTTGCCATTTCAACTGTCTGTCTTGATTTCTGTTCGTAATCCGTAGCAGCCTGTTCAATGCCCTGGGTCTGCTGCCCAAGTTCATAGGTTAGGTCAGCCTTAGCCTTTGCGCCAGCTGAAGAGGAGCCAAGGCCCGTTCTTGCCATTCCGTACTTAAGTTGGTCCAGTGCCTGGTTGTACTGTCTGCTAACTTGCGGCCTTGCCCACTGTGAATAAGTGTTCTTTTGCTTGGCGTAAAAATTGTCATCGAATCCCCTAAAGGCATTATTAACCGCAGAAATACCCTCCTTTACGCGGTTCTGTCTGTCTATTTCCATCTGGCGAGATTCGGCTGCGCCACCATCACCACCGCCGCACATTAGTATATTCCTTTCATATCTTTTTCAAAAAGTAAGGTTGAGGTGATGTCATTTGTTGAAATCCAAACTTATCCATGTAGTTCCAGTACGGGCTAGACTCGGAACACGGCATGTATATGTAGTCGTATCCAGACATTCTACAGAAGTTCTCTACTATTGCAAGCGCCACAAGGCTGTCTCTTGCACTCATCTTCTTTGAATGTGCCCATATCGCTATGTGGCAGACGCCCCTATTTCCAGGCCAAAATGTAAAACAGCCACATATCTCTCCGTCTTTCATACAATAATAGTTCGGCATCAGAGGGACATTGTGATTGTCCTCTCTGGCCGCTTCTATTACTTCATTGAGCTTTTCTTCCGAATCTATGAGGTGGAATGATGGAAACATAAATTAGTCTGCTTTATCCAATCTATAGTGAATCATTAAGTTTGCTATAGTTGCTGGCTGGTTTGATGCAGGAGATATCATTAGTACCCCCATATGCGTCCCTAGTCCAACCAAAGGAATCCGTCCTATCTCAAATGTAGGACTATTTATAGTAGCTATAAGCTCTCTTACTAGCGTGTTTGAAGTGTTTGTCCCGGCAAAAACCTGCCATGAGCCCGTTATTGTGGCATCAACGCCAGTGAATGTCTTTGTGTGAGCTGGCTTTTCTCCGTCAAGGTATGGCATCTGAACTGTAGTCACATTTGGGTCTTCAAACGATGTGTAGTTTGTCCTAGACAGGATGTATATCTTCCCGGATTCACATCGCATGTACACGTCAGTATTGTTAGAAACCATCTTTTCAATGTTTCCAAATCCGGGCTCATACGTACTCCATGACTGTATCTGCGAGCCTGTAAACTGAGACAGGACGTATATCTTGTCATTAATGCTCATCATGTATCTACCGCTATTGGGTTCAATGAGCGATGATACTTGATAGTCCGGTCCGTCTATTTCTATTTCACTTTCTATAAGAGTATCTATCTGGGTTCCCACGTCAGAAGACATTGCGCTGTCCGTGGCATCTCTTGCCTTTAGAGACCTAATGCCGCTCGATGACACATAGAAAACGTCTATGTCTCCAAGCTGGGCTATAGAACCCGCGGCTATTGCTCCGGTATTGGCTAACACCTGTTGCTGGGAATTGAGTTCCGGGTTCGGGTCCCATCCCCATATTTGAATGTTGTTCTGTCCAAAAACGGCAAGCTGTGCCTTGTACGGAGCTATAGAGACTATGTCATACTTCGTTGAGAAGTTCTCGGAGAAGTTAACATACCCGGCCCCCGCCATTTGTGGGTCCCAGTCCATTGGGTCATTGAGGGCAGAGAAGAACACGGAAGCCCCAGCGGTCATGTGCATCTTTGATTTAAAGACGAGTGCAAACGTTGGGATTATCCCGGTTATGTCAGACGCGCAATGAGTTTTGTATATTAAGTCGTCGGCGTATTTTGTGTTTATTTCAAACCTTGTACCCTTGCCGACCGGCTCACTGGCTGAGGCTCCTATAATTATCGTATTCTTTTGAGGCAGTGCTCCTTCTGAGCTAACACCCCCAGTTAGGACGCTAAATGTACTTACTGTTACGCTACCATTTTTAACAACAACCATTTGCTTTCCGTTCTGAGGTGAACCGCCAGCAACGTGCTTTATGTTAATCATGCTTTCTTGCACCGAGGCGTCATACACGTTTTGAAATGAATTTATCTGGTCCGCAACGTCTTGCATTAGCTGCCCGTTTGATGTTAGCCAAAACTTTTCAACCCCAAGTATTTCAAGGCTGTCTATTTTTATACTAGATATTGAATTCCTGGAACCACCTGCAAATGGAGCCGTCAATCTCATCAGCTTAAATGTACCTTCTGGATTTGTAGCTACAGCCCCAGTCTTGCTTTTATTGCTTACCATTGCTGTCCCGCCAATTAAAAACGAACCACCACTTCTATGTGAATGGGCAAACGCGTAGCACTCGCTAAAGGTATTATCAAGCTCAAACCACACTTCGTCTCCGTTGTAATCTATTGAATTTACAGCTGGAGAAGATATGTATAAGCTTATGAATCCGCACGTATTCCATCCATACCAATCTCCATCATGTCCAGGCACCGCAGAATATCCAGTTGCTGGCGTGTTTGCGTTTATGAATTTAGCTATGGCTCCAGCCATTATCTCTGTGCCAAGAAGGTATGGGATGTCATTGTCGTTTATTGTTATAAACGAATTAATTGGAACAAACGCTATGTCTACGTCATTTACAATGACTTGAGACACCTTCATCGGAGCTATGTACCCATAGGCCGCTCTCCCTACTCCGTACGCCACTGCAGCACCAGCCGCACCTCCAGTTATTCCAAACTTAGTAAACGCGCCGACCGGAAGTGAGCCAACAACGCTCTCTTGAGTCCTAAAGGTACTCACCAGTGTTTCTGTTGCATTTGTGTACTGAACCAGGTTGGTCATCCTTCTGGCCTCAAGGTTAAATGATTTTTCCGACTTTCCTATGACTGTTATTCTGTTTGCGTCGGCTCCCGTCCCTATTGTGCTTGCTGAGAAATTTTCGTCCAGCTTTAAGAAGTTGTACAACTCAAGCGCAACAGATGCAGCCGTGTAGGTCGGTGCAGTTCTTCCGTTTCCAACCATACCTTTGTAAAGGTCTTTTATTATAGTTGGCTTGTATATTCTAGTTGGGCCAAGTAAGTGTTTTTCTTTTTGCTCGTCGTAGTAGCAATACGTTTCTGTTTGTGACGTTTCTATTGTGTGTCTAAACTTAATTATTGAAAATATCTTTCCGTCAAAAACAGTTGACCAAACAACTTTATCTAAGACCCAGTCATTGTTGTAAGGATGAGATACTGCCTGTATGCTTATTCCAGCAGACTTTAAAAGCGTGGCAACTGGCTCTGTTACGTCAGACAATAAAGCAAAAACAAAAAGTCCGTCCGCCGTCGATTCAATCCCGTGAAAATCTTCGCCAACTTCAGCTATCGTTTCAAAGCAATGGCGCTTCTCGACTTCGCCGCCCCTTGATATGTGCGCGTTTGAGCACACCATTAGCGCTCCCGCGGGAGACGTTAATTCGTTTCTTCGTGAGTCAAGGCCTAGCTTGAAGTCCTGGACGAGAAGATATGGCATTAGTTATTTTCCTTCCATCTGCCCCACAGTTTTCTCGGTTCCGGATTCACATCCTCGCCACCCATCACAAAGTTTCCACCCTTTGAGGCGAGAGCCTTTAGTTTCGTAAAATGAATCTTGGCTTGGTCGTACTTGATTGCAGAGCCCTCGTCCTTCAGTGAGGCGAGCATTTCTGCGGCTGTGTACAGCACGATAAGATTGTCGTCAAGCAACGCTCTGTCTGAATCTGAAACCATTCTTGGGCAATTCATATACGCGAAGAGTCTGAACTTCTGTAGGTCGCTTTCCGGTATAGGCCAGACTTCAATCTGCGTGTTGTTTGCCGCTATTCTCCACCTTCTAACGTTATCTTCCTTCTGGCCGATTTCGCTGTTGACGATGTTGTAGTGAGCCGGACCAATACCGCTTTCGCACGCGTACCAGTAGTCGTTCCAGTTGACCATCACCTTGCGGATTCGGTCTCCGTTTACTGTGTTTGGTATGTTGTAGTAACGGACGCCATCCACAGACTGGATGTCTGTTTCAGTCCAAAGAAACGGCCAATCGTAGTCAAGCCAGAGTCGCTCCTGCACTCTGTTTAGCATGTGGTTCATCTGAGGAACCGCGTTGACTCCCATAGCGACGCTAGGCGACGCACCAATTTCGGCGCGAAGCTGGTCTCTCAACTCAGAAAGCGTCCTATTCCTAGCCATTACTTAGACTCCTTGTCCTTCTCGGTTGACGCAAGTGGACGAACCGCGAGTTCGGGTTCGGCAAGGCCGATGTCCGAAAAACGAACAGGCAGTCTCGGGCTTTCGCCGGGCCAAAGCTTGGTGACGACATCCTTGGGGTAATTGGTGATGAGTCGTGAAAGTTCACTATCGTGCGAGCGCTTGTCCATACTTTCGATATAGACAACGGACACGGAGCCCTTGCCGTGCATTGCGCGGAGGACAGAGGCTTCGGGGGCGGTGATGCCGTTCTTGTAGACAACGTTACCGAGGTCGCCAGACAGCGTGACAGATATTCTTGCTAGTTCCATAGAGTCATTAATATACAAAAAGGGCCTAAGCTGTCAAGCCTAGGCCCCCTGTTTTTCTTAGGCTACCTTTTAGGCAACCTGGTAGACGCCGCAGCCGTTGAGCTGTCTGGCCGCAGTGGCGCCAGTCCAGGTCATCGC